TCTTCAGGAGAGTATTTACTTTTTGTCATCATCAGCCTTCTTTTCTTCAACCTTTGGTGGTTGCTCAACTTTGGTGGTCAAGATGGGTGCTACAAGGTATTCAGGACAGGTTTGGGTGAATAAACATCTGGGTTTTTGGCACTCAGGAAGGTCAAATTTATCAGGATTTTGGCAAATATAACGATACCTGTCCTCGCATCCAGATAGTAGGAATATGCACACCAATGAAATGACGATTACGCCCCATAGAAACCTATTTTGATTCATTGCGCTGCCTATCTAGTTGTTGACGCTCATACTCTAGTTGTTGGCGCAGTCTCTCCATGCGCTCAATCTGCATTTTGCTTTCCTTTTGTGCCGCCAAGGTGTCATAGTAGATGGAGCCTATCAGCGGTAGCAGTAGGACAAAGACCAGCACCATAGCAACCAATGCAACTAAAAACCCCATCTTACTTTTCGATCCATTATTAGGAGGCTGAAGAACAGGACTAGGTACAGGACGAACACTAAACAGGCTACCCCGTAGATTGCCTTGTCTTGGATTGCGCTGATTACCTTTCTGCGTTGCCATTCAACCTCTCGTTGTTTCTTCTCTTGTGCCAATCTTGCTTCTTCTTGTTCTTCAATGATCTGCACTCTCATTGCATTGACTCTGGTATACAAGTTCCCCAACTCTGGTGGGCTTTGATACACCATAATCTCACGAATCTCTTTGGCTAACTTCTCAAACTGCGTCTTTGCCAATTCACGATGAAGTGCCGACTCCATGATGTTTTGATTTGGGTCATAAACAGTCTTAGACTTTTCTTCTTCTTCACGAATGTGGTCTGCAAGCTGTTGCTGAACCTTGAAGAACTGCGACAGATTAGCCGCCAAGTCAGCCACAACCTTGCCCTCATCCCAAACCTCTGCTTCAGCTTTCTTGGGCTTGGCCTGGGCGACAGGTGCGGCAGCTTGAGGCTTTTTCTTCTTGAAGAACCCAAAGAAACCACCCACTTCTTCAGCAATAGCCGTGACTTCCTTGGCAGTCTTTTGAACTGCTGAAACAGTCCCTTTGACCTCTTTATAAAGTTCACAGCCTTTGCGAATAGCTGCGACACAGCCATTTGCCATTGCCAGGAGGGTGAGAGGGTCAATGTCACGCTCCTTACATTAGTCCACGAGCCTTCATTTCGGCCTCGTATTCCATAAGAGAAGGAATGGGCGCTGTTTCTTTTTCTGAAGAAGGCATTTCTGGGCCAACAGTTTCCAACATTGGGCCAGCACGAACGCCACCAATAACCAAGGCTTTTGAAAGAGTTTGAGTTGCTCCAATAGCCTTATCCAAAGTTGTTTTTGGCTTTGATAAATCAAGCATTGCTTTTCTGTAATCTGGGTTATAGATAACATCAGCAAATGCCTTTGGACTTGCAATAATGTCCCGAATTAACGGGATAATTTCCCTTGCTTGAAGCCTTGTTCTTGCGCTTCCACCTAACGCACCAGTAATACCATAAGCATCACCAGCAGCAATTCCAGGCATTCCAGCCGCAGATTCGGATTCAAGTGTCCTTCGCATCCAATTCATTGCAAGTCTTGCTTCGGCAGCATCTTTGGCATTTGGAAATAAATTGGCAAAATCACTGCTTTTTTTGTCAAGTTCTTTAAGTGCAATGTTTATGTTAAATGTTGGATCGTTTATCGCCCCACCTTTAGCTTGTGCAACAGACAAAACATCATCAAAATTCATCCTGCGAATTGTGTTTAAAACCTCATTTACTTGAGAATTAGGACTGTTTTGCATCACTTCAACAAGAAACTGTTGCTGAGATGGAGGCATCTTTTTTAGTTTGGCAAGTTCAACCTCAGGAACCAAGTCAGTAACATTTTGAACATCAAATGCTTTTGTCAATGGTCTATCAGAAAACTGTTCAATTCTTTGGATGTTTTGCCTGAATTTGTCACGAGCATCAACAAGTTTGTCGGCTCCAGGTACACCAGCGTTAATTGCTTCATCAAGGGAGTTTTTAAAGCCATTTAGCACCGATATTGCAATACCTTTTGCTTGACCAGGGGCAACACCTTCAAAGATATTTCCTTTGCCAAAATCTGCTTTTCCAGAATATGCAGCTTCACCCCATGCAGACAAGTTTTTCTGCAATCTATCAATGTTTATTTTTAAATTTGATGCAGGAATAGCAGGAGTAATTGTTACAGATGCTGGAGCGCCAGTTGGCCCAAGAATTGTTGATGGGGTTGTAACTGATGGAGTTGCTGGAATTGCATACTCATCAATGATTTTTTGCAAAGCATTTCTAACTGGATCAAGTGCTTTTACTTCTGCTGGTATTTCTCCTAACTTAGATTGAATAACTGAAACAACAGGCGTTGTATCAATTAATCCACCAGCACTTTTTGCGGCACTAAAGTCTTTTGCCGCATCACTTCGCAACTTTGAAGAAAGCGATTTTCCATAGTTGTTAAAGGAAGAAACAACTGCTTGAACAGCATCTGGTGGACTAAGTGTTTTGTCGCTTGCTTTGTTAAACAAGTTTGTTAAAAAAGACTCAACATCATAAGCCTGCGCCTTCTTAAACTCAGATGGCAATGCTCCTGTTGATGGTTCAGCAGAAATTCTTGCTTCTGTTGCTAATTGTTCTCTGCTTAACCCAAGTTGACCAGGGGTAAGTCTACCAACCCTTGTTAACTCACTTGTTTCTGCTGTTTGCGGGAAAAGGCCTGTTGGCTTTGTCATTTGTTGACCAGCAACAGTAAGTCCACCCTTGGCAACATAAGGAGACATTTGCAAGGCTAATTGAGCAACTGGACTATCTGGCGCAACTTGTTGTGCAAGAACTCCAGTTGTTCCAGAAACTCCAAATTCTCCAAGAGTTCCCTTGGCTCCCCTGCCAAACAATCCTGGTACACCAACAGCAGTTAATGCTGCAGCAGGAGCGCCAGCTTCTCCGAATTCATAGGCTCCACGATAACCTGGAATTGATTGAATGTTAACGCCAGTAAGATTTTTTACAGCATTTGCAATTCCTGCACTAGAAAAAGCGTTTGGGTCTTTGCTTCCTTTTAAATAGTCATACAAATTTCCCCATCCACCAACAAGACTAACAATTCCTTTAGCTGAACCTTTAAGTAAAGATTCACCAAACTTTTTAAACTCAGAGACTCCACCTTCTTCTGGATCAAAAACAGATTGACTAGATGTTGTCAATCCTCTGCGTTGCATTTCTGCTTCAACATCTTGTAGGCTGCTCATGGTTTTGCCTTGCCTTTCAATTCATTAAATTGCTTTAACAATTCCTCATTGCTTAATTCTGACAAAGGCTTTGGAGCATTTACGCCTAAATTAACAATTGGAATTGTTGGAACATATCCTTTGAGTCCTTTATTTTCTCTTGCATAGTTTTCCAACCTAGTTGTTTCTTCAACAATTCCTTGATTCTTTTTAACCATAAACTCAATAAGTTGTTTACGGGCTTGTGGACTGTTCTCCAGTTGAGGAACAAGACTTTGAATAAATTTTCGATCTTCGTTTGAAAAACCAGCACCAAGTCTGCCACCAAGTGTTGCCAAAATAACATCGCCAGCAGTCTTTTGATAGTTTTCAGATTTTGCAAGTACATCCTTATCTTTAGGACTTGTAAGGCCAAGTGTATCAAGCAAATTTGTTGCCCCTACTCTGCCACTTGCAAAAGTACCGCTGATCAACGCATTTTGGTCAAGTTGATTCAATCTCTTTAATGAACCTAAAGCGGCAAGAGCAGAATCTTTTGTTTGCATTGAATTTGCAACAACTTTTGCATCAATTTTTCCAAGTTCTTTAACAAATTCATTTTCTCCAGCATCTACTTGAACTTTTGTAGTTGCGGTTGTTCTGTCAACGCCACCAAAATAAGGAACACGAATTTGTTTGCCATCTGCACCTTTTTGGTAGATGTATTGTTGGTCATTGTTTACATCAAGGTAAACAGGCTCTCTGCTTCCCATTGCAACGCCAACTTCTTTTACATTGCCAACCTTTGGCTCTTTTGTTGTTAGTCGCTTTAATTCTTCTCTATATTTTTCAGTATATTGAGGCGATCCAACAGGAAATTCAGACGCAGCAAGAGCAGCTGCATTTCTCATCTCTGTAGATGTTGCCTCTGGTTTTGTTGTCAATTCAGTTAATTTATCTTGATATGCTCTATTGAATTCAGGAGAGCCAGGGCGACCAACAGAAGAAGCAAATGCCAAAGCATTACGCTGTTCAGAAGTCATCTTTTCAGCGGTGCGCTGTTGCACCAATGCTAAATCACCAGCAGCTTTACGAGCATAGTCAGCCAATGCAGTAGCTGCCGCTGTGTCACCCGCTTGTGCAGCCATCTGTGCACCACGCATGATGGACTCAGGATCATTCATGTCAATCTGCTTTGCCAAGGCATTGCGTTGGCTAATCAGACGCATCTGAGGGTCTTCTACTCCCATCAAGCCACCCAATGCTTGACCTGCCTGTTGACCAGCACGACCAAAGGCGTATGTTGCTTGCGCCCGTGGATCAAGTTGAGCAAACTCCATTGCTTGCTTTTGACGCATCAAGTCACGCTGTTCTTGATACAACTCAGGAGTTACCCCGAACAAACTTCCAACAATATTTGGTTCTGCCATGATTATTCCTTAACCGTAAACATTTCGCTGTGTAAATGGAACACCTGCCCGTTGCTCATACTGATCTGGCGAACCACCAGTAAACATTCCAAGCAACGCCTGTTGTGCTTCAGGGCTATCTGCAAATCTGGTCAATGCCGCTCCAAAAGGACTAACACCAGATGCAGCTTGAGTCGTTCTAGCCCCCAACAATCCACCTTGGAGCAATGATTGACCAACATTAGCACCAGCCGCAGCAGTTCTGCCACCCAATTGTGCGCCAATGTCCAAAGGTGCTTGACCCAGAGACTCTAGTGATGAACCTACGCCAACACCAGTGCTAAACGGCGAATAAGCACCCGTCAAGCCTTGTGTGTAGCTTCCAAGCAAATTAGCGCCAGAGCCTAACAAACCAGCGCCAAACTGCACTTGTTGTTGACCAGCTTGCTGTGCTTGTGCCGCCAATGCCGCATCTTGCTGGGCCAAAGCGTTGTAATAGGCTTCCATCTCAGGAGATGACGCACCCAAACCAGCCGCACCACTTGGGCGAGCACCAGTAGCACCCACAGACAATCCACCACGACCTGTTTGGAATAACTGGTTTTGCAGTTGAGCCAACTGACGCTCACGGCTAGGAGCCAACAAGTTCTGTTGTTTAGCCATGTAGTCGGCAGCAACTTGCTCTGGAGTCTGAGCCAGATACTGTTGTCCCAAGCCAAACAACCCCTGTGCGCCAGCAGTCAAAGGAGCATAACGACCTGCGGCCTTCTCTGCCTCAGTCAAGCCTTGACCAGACAAAGCCATAATGCGGTCTTGCATCGCTTTGAGTTCTGGGCTAACTGTGTAACCAGCACTTGTCAGTTGACCAGTTGTAGGATCAAATCCAAACTGTGATGCGCCAAAACGAGTGGTAACGCCAACAGGACGAAACTTCTGTGCTTCTGCCGCCTGTGCCGCTGCATCTCGCATTGCTTGAGCAGAGATTCGTGCTGCCTCTACATTGGCTTGGTTGGTCAACAAACCACCAGCAGTGCTAATGCCAGCACCAATCAACCCTTTTGTGAGAGTTGGATTTGTTTGAAAGAATTTAAGAACATTTCCTATGGTCAAACCAGACTGATCTGCCGTTTGTTTAGCAGCCAAGGCAAGACTGTCATACGCATCTTTGATGCTTTGAGTTCCACCAGCCTCTTGAGCCAACTGATAAATCATCTGTTGCTCTTCAGGAGAATAGTTATAAGGAGTCGTGTCCTGCATTTCAGTCGCAGGAGCATTCATCTCTTCATCGTAGGTTGCCATATTTCCTCCAGTATTTCCAGTAATCGGCGTAGTTGGTGTTAGTGTTGGTGGCACAAAACCAGATGTGTCTGAAATGTCTTGTGTTGTGTCAAATGCAGTTGTACTTGGTGGAACTGATGATGTGAGGTTATCAACTTTTATGTTGGAAACACCACGAATCAATGCTTGTTCACCAGTTTGACCAGCAAGTAAACCAGCAGTGGTTCCTGCGGCTACTTGTCCTGCAACAGCAGACCCAGTTCCTTGTGCAACAGTGCCACCAGCAAGACCAGCACCAGAACTGATAATCCCAGACTTAACAGCTTCTTCTGGAGATTTGCCAGCCAAAAGATTGGTTGATGTGCTAGAGACAAAATTCCTTACTGCGCTAGGATCACCAACAAGATACTCTCCAATAGCACCACCAGCAGCACCAACAACACCAGCCTTTAATGCTTCTTCTGGAGATTTGCCTTGAGCAACTTGCAATGCAGCATTTGCCACGCCAGTTCCAATTGCCGTAGCCACTGCCGCAGATGTTGCCGCTGGAAGCAGTCCAGCAGCTATCATCTGTTGACCAATAGCTGAACCAACCCCTGGAGCCGCAATGCTTAATGCAACTGCCGCAATCAATGGTGCGTTTTTAGATAGGCTTAAATCTTTGTCTAGTTGAACGGCGGCTTGATTAATGGCTTGTTCAGCAGGTTGAAATAAGTTTGTAGCTGCATTGCTAATAGCACCAAAAACACCACCGCCACCACTTTGAACTGTAGGCGCATCAAATCCAACACCACCTAAGTATGGTTTTGTTACTCCATCTTTAGATATTGTGTTATCTACTGGGTTATAGATATATAAAGTTTTTGCAGCCATATCATTCTCCCAATGCCAAAAGAACCTGCAAACACTTGCAAGTTACATTGAGATTGTTTTGTACTGTTTTCATTAAACAGTACCATTAGCCACAATATTGCCCAACACAGTCAGATTTCCTGAACTGTCAATCTTCATCACATCAGTGCCTGAGTAACGAATAAGTAGATTAGAGCCGCTTTCAACAAAGCTAAAGTTAGTGAAGGTTCCATCTGCCTTGGTTGCAATGGCAGTCTGAATATTAGTGAACTCAGTATCAATCTCAGTTCCCTTGACAACCTTGTTAGCATTCCCTGGCGACAAAGAATCTTTAGCCGCAAAGTTGGTGGTTTTAGTGTAATTTGCCATGTTTCTTCCTTAAACCAGTTTGCCGTTCTTGGCTTGAATCTCAATCTTTTGAATGCTCACAGGATACCCATTGATCTCAACTTCATAACCCGTCTGCACAGTCTTGCCAGAGCCATTCGTTTGACCAATCAATGTCTGCAAAGCAATGCCCTGAGAGTAGTACGCAACAGGAGAGCCATTTGCTCCATATTCAGCAATTCCATACTCTGCCACAGTAGATACAGGAATGGTCAATGTAGTTGAGTAATATTGACCAGAGAAGTCATATCCCCACTTAATGATGAAACCTTGATTCGAGCCACCAATCACCACTACAGCAATACGCTTCAGAATAGATGTGACATTGGGCTGTCCCAAGTCAGCATAGGTGGTGAAATACTGCAATCGGTATGTGCTTGCATGGTCAAGATAGGTTCCATACTTGCCCACATAACCATTCTTGCCAATCAATAAGTCTCCATTGCGTTTTGCAAGAAAACAAGTAGGCGTGATGGAATCCCACACAGTTACCCGTGAAGAACCATCTTGCAAAGCTGCCTTGGTGTCAAAACAGTAAGTTTGAGTGGCAAGAGGGAAGTTAATCAGGTAGAAGGCATTTGACTCTGAATAAACTGCCTTGATGTTTGCCAATGTCTCAGCATTAACAATCGTCATCAAGTCATTGCGTACATTCTTAGACAAGTCACGCAAAGGAGCAGACTTCTCTTGAATGGTTCTCATCAATGAACGAACACCACTGTTTGACAAGAAAACTACATCACTGCCTGTGTTGGCAATGGAATCCCTTGCGATACAACCAATGTTGCTGATGGTGTCACTCAAAACTAAACTAGCAGGAGTTGTTGCATTGGCATAAACAAGAATCTGTCTTTTGCCAAAGATAAACAAAAACCCATTGTGTGCTGCCAACCCTGTAATTTCATCAGACCCATTGGCCCACACCCGTGAAATGTCTAAAGAACCAGCAGTTCCTGTTGACCAGATATGTCCTGCCAACAAGTCAGAAAAATACACAGTAACAGTGTCAGCAGTACTACTAGCAGTCCATAAACGACCATAGGCAGAGATAACAATGTTGGTTTGTGGAGCAGTGGCAACATACCCTGTTTTCTCACTCACACGCATATATGTGGTTGTGCTTACCGCAGGGTCATAGATCAATGGGTCATAACCCGTTTGAAAGAAATATGTGATTCCATTCAAAGAGGCACAGTGCCAATTGCTTGCAGTAATGGTTGGGGCAGACCCTCCCCCCCCATAGGTCAACTCAACAACACTTGTCCCACTCAGTTTAAACAGCTTGTTGTTGCCAGCAAACAAAACAGTCAAAGTGCCATCAGTTTGCACCAACTCATGGATGACTGTTACATTATTTGCACCAAGATTGCCAGAGGATGTATTTACCCTTGACCAACCCTTGCGAGAGCCAATGCGCCCATACTGGTCAATCACGCAGTTTGTGGCAATCGCAGCATATCCAGCCGCTAAATCAAGCGGAGAATCCTGTGTGTTGAGTCCATAGAACCCAGGCGCACTTACAGAAAAGGTCTGGATTTGCTGTGTCATTGCGGCACAAACTCTTGGTTTTCAAGATACCGACTGCCCTCTAAGGCAATGTAGTCGGACAACATGGATCGAAACAATGTGTAAGCCTCAGATGAAGACAGTCCACCATCTTCACCACGCTCAACCAATGCCCTTGCATAAGCGCCTTGAGCAACAACTACATCAGGCACAAGAATGACGGTGCTATCTGCCGCCAATGTAGCCTGAGGAACTGCCAAAGCAAACATAATGCTATACACACCATCTGGCCTTGGATACAGCGTTACCTTTGTGTTGTAA